TTTAATGAATTGTTTGCCCATTCTTTTCTGATTTCCAGCAAATATTCATCAATAACTGCAATTACATCAGCTTCAACCATTGACCAGTTATAACCCGTATCCAATGTAACTGTTGTTGATATGTTTACTATCACTTCATCTGCTGTATTTACTGTTACAACATGACCAATTGGGGCAATTCCATCACCTTTACCTGGATTTCCAGCAGGGTCAAGTATATCTTGAACAGTGTCAATTAAAACATTAGATGCTTTACTAAAATTGGCATCCAGTATGGTAATAAGAACTGTTCCACCACCATTCCAAACTGGTGTAACTTTAGTTGAACCAACCCCAGGGATGGCATTGGTTTTTTGAATATAGTCTTGTTTATTACCACCATAAGGATTAGTTTCAAATGAATTAAAATATCTTTGCCTTAAAACTTCAGTATCTTCTTCATCTTCACCTGGTATTAGAACAGCAGTCAATTCAGCAGTGGTCAAACCATCAATGTAATCAATCGGAATAAGAGTTCCAAGTTTTTGATTTCCGATTTCACCAGGGGTTTCACATTCCATTTGAAAAACACCATCTGAAATCTTTGCAATAGCCCTGTAATTTAGATTATCAAGGGAAAATCTTGAACCAATGGGAATATCAATATTAAAATGCCCTTCCAGGATTGCTTTTGTTGCTTCTTCAGGGAAAATTCCCCTTTCTGCACACCGCTTGATTAGATATTCCCTTTGTGCTGTATCTGCAAATGATTGATTTAATATCCAATCAAATTCAATATACATGTTCTGTAATTCAACAGCAGCAGGGGCAAGTGCATTATAAATTATAGATGCTTCCCGTTTATCTAAATTTTGTGGAACCCTGTCAAGCATCCTTTGAAGTATAACTTCATAAGTCATGTGTTCAAACATATTAAATTGTCACCACCCTTTCTGCTTCAACATCACCAAATATGGTGTGAACAGTGAAAGTTGCATGAACTTTTCCCTTGTTAGTTTCAAAAGAAAAGTTATCAACTCCAAGTATTCTTGAATCTTGAACCAATGCTTCAGTAATTCTTCTTTTGAGTTCAGGAAGAACAAAGGGTATTGGTTGACCATATAAGTCATTTAATTCAATGCCATAATTCCAGCTATAAATTAGATATTCATATCTTTCAATGTTCAAAATTAAATAAATTGCTTGTTTCATGGCTTCAAGGTCATCAACATACCCAGCAATTGTTGAATTATCCAAGTCTAATTTGTAAGTATGTGAAGTTTCTTCTTCAATTTCAAAGTCCTTTTGTAAATCATCATTTACCGCTGGAAGCATTAAATCACCACCCTATCTAAAACAATATATTTCTGCCCACCCTGAACCCGAAGTAATATAACTGACTCACCAACTTTAAGCCCCAGATGAACTTTTATGGTCTTTTTTCCTTTAATATCATGTTTATGTGTTTCATTAGATGTTGAACTATCACCTGGTATAGTATGCTTATGGGTATGTTCTTCAGTTGAATGGTTTAATGTCATATCGACTTCAATATCTCTTACCAGGCTTGTTAAAATTAAGTGTGAAGCATCCAATGTCAATCTTTGTTCTACATTTATTTTTAATGGGTTTATGCTGGTGACTGTGCCAAACATAATTGCACAAGGGTTTGAAGTAGTAACCGCTTCAATAGCAGCTTGCTTTATAATCTCAATTAAATTAGGCACTGAAGCCACCCCCTCTTAATGTCAAGTTCATCATGTGTTCATCATTTTTGAAGATATGTTGCACCTTTTCAACAAGCATGAAATTTTGAACATTTATATCCCCCAAATTAAGCTTGACAGGAAGGGAACAGCCAGCACGAACCCTGACATCACCAAAAGCATTACTGATGGTAAGATTACGAGTTTTTCTATTGTATAGTTGAAGCAGGGCATCAGCTTTTGCTTTACCGTTTACCTTGTCATCAATGTTTTCAAAGTATTGCAACACCCCCCAATTATTTATATTTCTTGAATCCTGGGCAATGTAAATTTCCCTTTTACCAGTTTCATTATTTTCATAAGAAAGTTTTATTTTGTTGTATGTTTCACCATCAATTGTGGATGTATATTTGTAGTTTTCAGCAGTTTCTTCATCAATCAATAGGTTTAACCTCATAGATTCCACATTTTTTAAGGTCAATTTTCCAAAATCATCATATAAAACATACATTTTTCTTCTGTTTTCCAAGGTTATATCCAGGGCATTTTGAATAATATCAAATAAACTTTTGTTGTCCTCTATCCTGGAAGCAATCTTAAAACCTGTATCTTCTAAAACCCCAACACGAAGATTGAAATCTGCTGCAATCATTTCAATTAGTTCAGAAGCAGTCTTATTGCTATAAATATAAGTGTCCTTATTCTTCAAATATCTTAATTGGTCATAAGCTGTAACATTGATAATGTTTTCTTTATCCCGCTGCTTCTTAAATACAAAGCCATAAAATATATTTGTGCCATTAACCCTTAACCTTACAGGGTTCCCTTCTTGAAAATCAATAATAGAATCTCTTATAACAGAAAAAGTCAACTTTCCAGGTTGACCTTTCCTTTCTGTTTCCCATCTTATTTCATCCTGAAGAACAGGTTGAAACACCCTATTTCCATTTTGAATTAAAAGTTCAATCATATCACCACCTGCCCTTTAACTTGGCAAAGTCAAAACTTGACCAGGGTAAATCAAATTGGGGTTTGATATTTTATTCTTATTCAAGTTATAAATTTCAGTGTATCTATTACCATTCCCCAAATATTTCTTTGCTATTGCCCATAGAGTATCCCCCCGCTTAACAGTATAAGTTTTCAACTTTGGGGCAGTTTCAGCAGGTCTTGGTTTTTGAACAGTTGCACTTGCCACTTGAACCGCTGCTTGTTGCTGTATTTTAATATTTACAAGCTTGGTTCCATAGTCCTTATATTGCTTTAATTTAACAGAAACCTTTAATTCCTGCCCATCCATAGCATCTTCTTTAATCCTGTAATCTTCCAAGGAAACTTTGATGTTAGTATCAAATAAAAGCTTCCTGGAAGGGGAAACCCTTGAACAAATAAATTGAAAAGGCTTTTTACTGGTCTTTAGCTGCTCAAACTTATTCAAATAAAAATCAGCAGCCTTAAAACCACTTGGATATATTGCATAAGGATACTTGACATGTGGAATAACCGCTTCAAAGCTTATATCAGTAAGTCCAGCATCCTTTAACATATTCACTTCACCATCATTTATTAGATTGATGGTTTTATTTTGATTTTTTATTTTCATTTCTAATTTGGAAGGTGTGACAGGTAAGGCAACACCATCCAAATACATTATATATGCCATTACTCATGCACTCCTTCCGCTGCAACTTGCATTGTTTCATAAAGTTTTTCTTCAAGGTAATTCACCACTCCATCTAAATCCATATTAGAAGCAATATTTGCATTTATTGGTGCATCAATTCTAATTTCAGCAGTGGTGAACCTATTAATTACTTCTTGTTCAGCTATATCCCTTAAATATTTCAATTCTTCTTCAGTTGCATCCATTGAATCTTTCATGGCTGCTGTATTAAGTGCTGTGCTATCAACACCACTATAAATACCATCAAGTTGATTTCCAAGTTCATAAGCATCCAATGTTCTTGAAGCATCACCCAAGATGTTTTTCAGATTTATGCTTTCTTCAAACTTTTCACCAGCAGCATATCCATATTCCCAGGCTTCACCGTATTCAAACCTGTCTAAATATAATGAACTGGTGTCCAGTCTTGGAATTTGTATTTTAGCTTCACCAACCAGGTCATCAACTGCACCTTTAAGTCCACTTCTCCAACCGCTAACAGCTTCAGCAAGATTGGAACCAAATATGGCATCAATGGCTTTAGCAATACCCTGTAAAATACCAAGAACAGCATCAGCCATTCCAGCAAATAATCTTACTATGGAACCTATTGGGTCATTAAATACATTTGCTAAAAATTCAGCTACTGTTGCAATAACATCCCAAATAGAAGCAGCAACATCAACAATTAAGTTCCACAATCCAACAAATAGGTTACCTATAAAAGCAAGTGCTACCATAAAAGCACCCACAATAATTCCAGTTGCACTTACTGATGTTCCCGCAAAATGATTTACTGCTGCAACCGCTGCATAAAACAAAGCTATTAAAGCAATGATTAAAAGTATAATCCAAGTCAATGGGCAAGCATATAAAGCTGCATTAAGTCCATGCTGGGCTACCGTTGCAGTAAAAGTTGCCCCTGCCTGCATCATCTGACTTGCTGCTGCAATTTTAGCCTGTATTCCTTGAATGGCAAGTATTGCATTGGTAATAAGGGCAACTGCATTATAAGCTATGAAAGCACCCACAATTCCCCAAACAATAGGTTCAAGCCATGACCAATTATCAGAAATTACACCAGCAATTGAAGTTATAATGTCAAATAGTTCCGCTGCCACCGTTGCAAGAATGACTATTCCATTGATAAGATTATTTATCAAAATATTAAACCGTTCACTATTTCCGATTTCATTCATTCTTTGCAATACTGGTTGAAAAGCCATTAAAGCTTCATTCTTTATCATTGTCCAAATTTGGGCAAAGGTCATTGGCATACTTTCAAATTGCTGATTAATTTCTTCTGTTGCACTTAATACTGCATTTTTTACAATATCAGCAGTAATTTGACCTTCCGCTGCCATATCACGAATTTGACCAATAGGAACATCCAAGTAATCAGCAATAGTTTGAATAATATTAGGTGCTGCTTCAAACACTGCATTAAGTTCTTCCCCACGAAGAACACCTGAACCTAAAGCCTGTGTCAATTGTAAGCTTGCAGAAGCCATTTCCTGTTGTGAAGCACCAGCAACTACAAACATTTTATTCAAGTTTTCAGCAAATGCAATTGTTTCAGCATTAGAAGCAAAAGCATCCCCAGCCCTCAATCCAAGCTTTGCAACAATATCAGCAGTATCAGCATAAGAAGCCCTTGACTTTTGGGCAGATTGGAATATCATATTTTGAAGTTGTTCAGTGGTTTGAAGTCCATCATTTATCATATTAAGTCTTGCTGTTGTTTGGGTTATTTCATCCGATAAGCCAATAATTTGCTTTGCACCTAAAACAGCACCAACAGTTGCAGCAATCTTCATAAATTTACTATGAAGTCCACTTGCAGCAGTTTGACCATTTCTTATTTCATTATTAAATTTTTGTTGCTGTTCATTGGCTTGCTTAATTTCCCGTTCAACTTCATCAAAGGCAATTTCAGCCTTATTTAATTGTTCTCTTGCAGCCTGGATACTACTTGTATCTATTGCATTACTGGAAGCCCTTTGCATTGCTTCAAAGCTTGAAATAGTAATGTTTAGTGCATTAGTGATGGCTTTCAACCCTGGTGACATTCCATCATAAACTTGAATTGCAGTTCTGATTGTTGCCATGTTCTCACCTACCTTTCAAATAGATAACAGGATGGTCATTGTAAACAACCATCCTGTTACCTTTTCTTTCTTGTGGGCTTCTTAATCTGTTTTTCCCGCTTTTTATCTTCTTCAACTTTGATTTCTATTGCTGCAACAATAAAAGCCCTTTCTTGTCTATCAAGTGCCAAGAATTGAGAAGGAAGCATATTAAACTTGTGAAGGCAATAGTAAGCAATATTTGCTTCAAAATCGCCTTCTTTTATGAGTTTTTTGCTTCATCAACCGCTTCTTCAAAGCTTACTTCAAAACCATTGATTTCTTGAATCTTGGTCAGGTAATCGGCATATTCCCCAGGTGTCAACATGGTTTTAAGCAATGTATCTGCACCCATAACCCCATAACTATCCTGAAGTTCTTTGTCATGAAGGTTTGGGAAAACAGTGCAAGCTACCGCTAACTTTCCAAGATATAAGTTATAGTCAACTTCCTGTGTATATTGATTTCTTTTACCAGGAATGGGAACCCTTTTAGTGCAGGATTTTCTTAAAGCTTCATCTTCTGTCGAAGTAATACAACGAATTTCCCAAGGAATAGGTTCCCCTTTTTCATCAACAAATCTTTTTGAAACAACATGTTTCACATTCTCAACTTTCAAGGCATTTTGTGCTAAAAATGCTGAAAGATTACTCATCCAACATCATCCTTTCTTTATTATCTCATTCCAAGAAGCATATTAAATTTTTCAGGAATTTCAAAGTCCTCAAAGGTGAAGTCCAATGTTTCATCCAAATAATCTGCATCAGCATCAAACTTGGCTAAAATACCACCATCAATGTTGCAGTCTTTCAAAATTACCGTTTGTCTGCCAACTGAACTGGTTGGGTCTTCATTGGTTACCTGAATATCAAAGTAAATATCTTCACCAGTGTTCTTATACCTGTAAAGCAATTCCCTGAAAATACTGGTGTTATAGTGGAAGGTTGCAGTTCCTGTTCCTCTCCAACCAGTGCTTTTATTACCCCTGCCTGTTTTACCCAAAATGGGAACTTCTGTTTTTTGCTTTTCAAAGGTTGCTTCCAGGTCAATTGCTTGCATAAAGTTATATCTATTACCATCAATGGTAACAAAACATTCAGCTAAAGAAGCACTGACAGCATCTTTCGCCTTCATTGTATTCATCTATTAACACCCCTTTCCTTATTGAACCACAACAGTCATGTATAATTGTGACATTGCATTTACTGGTGTAACCACATCATTTACAACAACAGCCTTTTTAGTATCACCTTTTTCAACTGTTACCTGGTCAGGTTCAAAGTTTTCAATTGCCCTGATACTTTGAAGTTGCTGATGATGGGTTACAATGTCATTCCAAAGGCTAATTCTTCCTGATTCATCATTGGGAACATTGCCCAGGTATTTAGAATTAAACAATGCAGCAATATCATTTGCAATTTGGTCAAGAACCCTAATTGTCTGATTACTGCTAAAATCACTGGATTTTTCATCTGTAACAGTGATGAAGGTATTTATATCTTCAAGCACTCTTACATTATCACCCACCTTATGCAGGATGAACTTACCGCCAAGAATAGCAGCTTCCAGTTCAGATTGAGTGTAATCAGTATCAACAGTAAATTCCCCATCATATAAGCTATTAGTCAAGCTTCTGTTTACTGGGCAACCAGCTTCAGCCCCTGTTATCCAATACACCAAAGAAGATTCAGGAACACCTTCATCAAGAACTTTGTTTTCAACTGAAATAACCCCTTCATAATCAGCAGGGGTCTTATAAACAACAGTTTGAAATTTTATTCCAACTTCATCCCGCATCCTCTTTGTAAACTGAACCACTAAATTTATAATAGGTTCTGTTACTGATAGGCAGCCAAGGGTATTAAAGCTATAAGATTCAATTGCATCCAGGAAGTCTTGATATTGAAGTCCAGTTATTGCATCACCATTACTGCCTGAAGTAAGAGGTAATCCAGCAGTTGGGTTCATATCAACATTCTTCTTCCATACTACCCAATCATTATCAATCAGGTTATTAGTATTTGGAAGAACTGTTTGTTTGTCAACAAGCCTTGTTCCAACATAGGTTGAAACATCAACTTTGGTTTCATCATCAATATTAGTTGCTACAACAATTTTAATGTCATTGCCCCTTATACCTTTATATTTTGCAGTGCAATAAGTGTTTTCAGCAGCAACACCATTATTCATCAGCTTATAGAAATGACCAGTATGAATGTTTCTGAACAAATCCCTTAACCCTTTAAGCTTTTCATGGTCATAAGGATAACCAAAATATTTCATTGAATTCTTCTGAAATTCTTCTGATGTCACTGTAAACACTGCATCATCAACACCCCAATCCAATTCCAGGGCTAATGCTGCAATGCCCCTGTCAGAAAGGGTTGCTGATGCTCTTGCTGCACTGACAAAATTAATGTATGTGCCAGGCAACACTTTATTTTGAGTGACAAAAGTTCCACCACCAAGTGCCATGATTATTTCACCTTACCTTTCTCTTTGATTTTCATTAAGTTTTCAATCAGCCCATCAACTTGTTTCAATGTATATTGCTTATCATCTTCAAGCACTACATTCAAAGCATCTTTCCTATGACTGTATTTTTTAGATGAAAGTATCTGTTCCTTTGTGTATAAAGCTTCAGTTGTCTTATCTGTCTTATTTTTGGCTGACATTAAATCACCCCTTTACATTGTTATTGACAGTCAATGTTTCCATTGGGTCTGCTTTTTCAACCTGCTTATAAACAAACATGTTATATTTCACGAAGAAATGAAGAACATCATCAACTTTTTCATAGTGCATTTCAGTTCCACGAACCAAATCACCATCCAATAGGGTTATATATTCAAGGGCATCAAATAATTTAGATGCCACATCCTGAATTTCTTGATTTCCCCCATCTTTAGAAGGGAAGTAATGTATATCAAAAGGATGTTCCCTAAAATACCTTACCCCAATCATTGGGCTTTGGGTTGGATTCAGAACAGCAATAAAAAAACAGGGTTCTTTCAATCCCTGCTTTACCGATTCACTATATATTCTTACCCTATCACCAAATACTTGGTTCAATTTGACTGAAATGCCATCAATTAAATCATTTACCATCAAAACATTCCCCCAAGTATTTCAATATTTTCTTTTCCAATATTTTGGGTGCTTGTGTTTCAAGTTCATTTGCTGAAATTGTTAACATAAACTTTCCTGGAACCCAACCCTTATGATTTCTTGTTCTATGTCCATATTCTACATAAGAAGCATAATGAACAGGGTTGATAATTTCAATTTGATACACATCACCCACCTTTGCAACATTTAAGGAATCAACATAAGCCTTTGACCCTGGAACTGCACCTTTCATTGCTTCTTCTTCAGTTTTAGCAGTCCAGCCCCGCCTTAATGTTCCACCAGTTTTACCACTTGAAGGTTCATATTGTCCAACAGGTGTTCTTTTAATTACCTTTGCCAATAATCTTGCAGCAAGTTCCTTTGCAACTTCTTCACAAAAGGCTTGAAAATCATCCCTTTGTAGTTTATTCAACTTTTCTTGAAGATTTTTCAACTGTCTAAAGTCACAACCGCCCCATTTTCTTGCCATTAAGCCCACCCCTTAAATAATTCCAGGGTGATTTCTTGATGGTTGCTATAAACAGCAGGTTCACCACTCTTTTCATAATCCGCTGTTTTTCCATTTTGGGTAACCCTTATTTTAGAACCTGCTGGAATATCAACTTCATTGGAAATAAACAGTTTTGTAACCTGAACAACTTCAGCAACATTTTGATTTTCCAATGTTTGCTTTATAGTTGCAAAAGATAGTTTACAGGGCTGGTCTGTATAAATTGGAACTTCTTCAAATTCAGTTCTTTTGGTGATTGGATTTAATTTTTCTTCCCTGATGAAAACAGAACAGGTTCCTTTCCACAACATTTGAAGTGCTTTCTTATGACCTGTTACCATTTTATACACCTGTAAGCAGCAAATTTTCCTTTTCCATAATTCATCAGGTATAAAATCAATTCATCCAATCTTTCTTCAGGGGTTTTACTACCATCACCAATAGCAAAAGTTACACTTGTGTCACCTTCATGAATTTGCTTTACTGCTGCTTCTAAATCAAACCCTTCTAATTGTCCTCTTGATTTTTTATTTAGAAGAAATTCACCAACAACCATATCAACTGCTATTTCATGAAGTTCTTCAGGAATGGTATTAATGTTGCAATCAGCTTTGATGCTATTTTCAATCTTTTGGATAAGGAATTCAATCATCCAATTATCAGCTTCAGTAACTTCATATCCAAAAGATTCAAGCCTTTTTGTTACATCTTCCAACATCATTACCACCCCTTATTTCTTTTTCTTTGTAGTTTGCTTCTTTAGTTCTTCCTGTTCAACTTCTTCCTTTTCAGGTTCTTCCTTATTAGCTTTTTCAGCTAATTTTTTCTGTTTGGTTTCCAGTTTTTTGAAATATTCTTCCCGTAATTTTTTAACCCTTCTTTCAAAAGCAGTCACTAATTTCACCACCTTTTAATAAAAAATCAGGAGGGTTTTAGGAAACCCTCCACCAATCAAGTTAGCAATTAATCAATCTTAAACTGGAACTTCACAATTCTGATTGCCTTTGGTTCATATACTCTTGACCAGTTAGCACCATCTTCCAATTCAGTGAAACTTGGGAAGGCTTTTGCAACATTTGTTTCAGTCCACTTAACACCCCTTGGATGCAGTAATGGCAACCTTCTGTTTACAAGAATATCTTCACCAGCAAGAGATAAGCCATTTCTTACAACTTCAGTTTCCAGGATGTCAGGATGTGAACCGTTACCCCAAGCAATAGCCCCAGCACCAAATAAATAAGATACTGCAACACCAGTTTGAGTATCAAAAGGCATTGCATCATCAACAATTACCCTTTTACCCATGAAATAAGGAATTCTTACCTTTCCTTGGGATTCTTCCTTATATTCAATTAAATCATTCTTTGCCAAATAGGTTTCAACTGCTGAATTGAACATTACACCAGTTAAAAGGTCTTTAGCATCACCCATAAGCTGAACTGCATCCAAAAAAGTTCTACCGCTTATCAGTGCAGCATCACCAGTTTCAGTTGAAATATCATGCACTTTTTCATCCATATTATCAGCAGCAAAAACACCATCAAGAATGGATAAAAGCATCTGCTGGTATTGTCTACTCCAATAAGCAGCAAACAAATCAGCAATAGCCTTCATTGGGTCATCACCTGAAAGCATAGCAGACAAGGCATTTGCACCATAAGATTTTGTCCATGCCATTTTCCTTGCAACATCCTTGTTAGCAGTAATCTTACCAGGTGTAGTTTCACCCTCATCATCCATAACTTCAGGGTCACCAGTCAAATCATCCCAAAATGGCATATTGATAAGGGTATTGGGTCCACTTGCCAATTCATCAAATTCTTTAGTGTTTTGTGCAATACCACTTTGAATTAATGCAGAAAGCTCCATTGTGCTCTGAATAGAATAAGGTGTAAACACTTCAGGTTGAATAATATCTTGAAGTCTTGTAGACATATTAAAATCACTCCTTCTAATAATTAATTACTTTTTGCAGCAGCTTGAAGCTGTCTTGCCAGTTCTGGATTTTCTCTTAAAATCTTACCTTGTTCAGTAAGGTTAAAATGTTCCTTTGACCAAGGATTTTTACCAGTAGGAATTCCGTCAATGGATTCCCCAGGCTTAAATCCCTTGAACTGTTGCTTATTTGAAGATTGAATGTTAAAAAGGAACTTGGAATCTTCATTTTCCTGCAACTGCTTAATCTGTTCATCCAATCCTTTCACATTACCATCTTCATCAAGTTCAACACTTTCAAGGTCAAGTAATGCTTTGGTTGCTTTGATGTTCTTTACCCCTGAAGCAATCAATTTCTTTTCAACTGCATTATTAAGTCTTATTTGCTTCAATTCAGCTTCATATTTTTCTTTAGTTGCTTTGTTTTCCTTTTGAAGCTTTTCAATTTCAGCTTGCAGCCCTTCAGCATCAATTTTCTTTAGTGCTTCAAGTTGTTCATCCCTGGTTTTAATATCCTGTTCAAGCTTTTTCTTTGCTTCATTTACTTCATCAAACCTTGACTTGGGAATAAAACCTTTAAGATATTCAGCAAAGGCATCAGCAACCTTCTGTGCTATTTCTTCATCAAGTCCTAACTTAATTAAATCTTCTTTTTTCATAAATCAACCATCCTTTCACACTCATTTTTTAACCTGGTTCAGTCCAGTTCTGTGGTCTTGTTCTTTACCGTCTGCAATACCAAAAAGACGAAGTTCATCTTAAAGAATCAATTTTGGATTGCACCATTTCAATATAATCTTCATCATCAGAAACCCTGATATGGCTTTCCAATAGCCAAATACTATTTGTTTTTGGAAGAAGGTTTCTTTCAACATTTCTTTTAACTACATAAGCAATTTCAAGCTTTTGAATATGGGTGTGTTTTTCAAAATTGGTTGGGTTATAGACAATAAAAGTTCCATTGTATTTTGACCTTTTAATTCTCAAAGTGTTACTTCTTTTTCATAGCATCACCCCTTAAATGCCCATAAAAAAGAAGTATCCACTATTCAGTAGATACTTCCTTATACATTAGATTTTCTTTTTCCCATTCTTCATACTGTTTCTTGATGTGGTCAGGGGCATCTTTCCTTAAATGCCAGCCATTTTCATCAACAATAATCCAATCCATGAAGTCAGGTTCTGTTGGTGTAGACATTAATTAACACCCCCTAATCTTTTCTTAACTTCCTTCGATACTTCAAGGCTAAATTGCAAAGGTTCATCACTTACAAGTGCATCCGCAACCGCTTGTGCCATTAATTCACTTCTGTTCTTTAATGCATATTTTCCAAGGTCTTTATAAGCTTCATAAGCTTCCCTTCCTACTGGGTTAATTCCCATGTTTTTAAGTGCAGCATCAGTAATGCTTTTTGCTTCTTTACTGATATTCAATGTTCTTGCAAAATTATTCCATTCAGAAATACTTAAAACATCCTTATTTAACCGATTGAACACAATTTGATGTTCCAAAGCATGTGCCAGTTCATGTGCTGCAATATGTTGTGGAGTAATGCCCTTAAAATGAAAGTTCTTTTTAACATCTTTTTCAATAGATGCAAGTAACTTTTCCAAGATGTTTTCTTTATGCCCCATGTTACTAAATTTCAAGGTTCTTTTTATTTTTACCTGGTCAGGGGCAAGTCTAATCATTTCTGCTGAAAACTGCCCATAAAAAGATTTTGCCTTGGAAACCTTAAATTCATCAATAAAACCTTTTAACTGTGGGAATTCATTTAAGGTTTTGAACATACCTTCATTTAATCTATTAGCAGTGTCCAAATCCATTCCCTTATAACTTACTTTAGAACCAAGCATATCTGTTGCAAAGGCTTCAGCTTCTTTCAAATCTTTTGCTGCAACAAATACATTTTTAATTATTGTATCAATAGGAAGTATTTCCTTCAATCCAGCTTTAGAACCACCATCAACAAAAGCCTTTTTCCAATCCTTATATTTCATATTGCTGGGAACATAGTAAGTCTTACCTGTTTTTTCATCCCTTGCTGCTCTTTCCCCATAATTATCTTCAAAGTAGGGAACAGTAGTTGTTCTACACCATGGATGAAAGGGGGGTGCTGTAACACCAACCTGGTAATCCTTCATATCAAATACTTCACCATCAAGGTCTTGACATATTTGGCTTGTTCTATTATCCAAGGTTGCTACAATTTCATATTTTTCAACATCCAAGGCTTTGAAACAATCCTTTTGTGCTGCTGAAGCAAAAGCAGCCGATTCAGTCATGATTAACCTTCCAGCTTTATTCTTATCAACATTCATTTGCTGGGCAAGGTTCTTAATTAAAACATCAGGTGATTCACCCCTTATAACTGCTTGGGTTAATTGTGTTTGAAGTGAACCAATAAGCTGTTGTTTATTCACCCATATTCTATCACTGAAAGTTCTACCATCTAATGACCATGGTCTTGAAAGTATCTTATCAAGTTGATTGCTGTCTAAATCATGTAAATCCCAACCAATATTGAAACCCCTTTGAATTTCAAAAGCTGTATGGTAATAACCTTCAGAATAAATATCACGAAGCAATTTATCAAGTCCATCTGATTGGTTCCCATACAATACTTCAACCTGTTGCTGCAATTGAATTTTTAATGCTTCTAACCTAGAAATATGAACCCTTGCTGAAGCATTTTCAAGTTCTTTCATCCACTGTTGATTAAGTGCATTTTCTTCACCATATTTAATGTATTCCTGAACATTCCACTTGAATTCAGCAAGTTCACCAGTTTTAAGAAGTTTCTTCGCTTCAGCCATAGTAATTTGATTATTTTCTGCAAATCTTTGATACCAATTATTGATTTCTTTTTCAATATTAGCTGAAGCAATTCTGTATTGCCTTTCAAGGTCAGCATAAAACCTTTGACCTTTTTCAAGCTGGGCAGTTTCAAGCATTTCCATTCTTCTTTTCCAGTAAGCATTATTCTTCATCACTGTCACCATCTTCATTATATTGCTGCTTTACAGGATTGAAGGAATCCAAATATTCATCCATAGCTGATTTCTTTTCTTCTTTAATCCTTTCTAATTCATTACTTACATCAGAAATCCATGGATGCTGACCAATGATAGTTTCATGTGACAAGATGCCCATTGATTTTTGACAGTTTTCAACTATTTCAGATTCATTCATCATAATATCCCGATTAAATATAACTGTAACTTCTTCATCTTCAAAATCACCTTTGCCAGTATTAGCAAAATGAACATTGACAAACCAAAGAAGTTCTTCAAAAGCAGCCTGAAATTCTGTTTCCATACCATTAGCATCCAAATCAATATCAGAATACATTGATTGAATATTCATTTGGTTTGGATTACCATTCATCTTGTCATTTTTAGCATCAAAACCCCGCCCATTTTCAATAAGTGCATCTTTGAATATTTCCAATATAGTCCTGTAATTTTCAGCATTAACAGTAACTTCAAGGGTATCAATACCACCATCTGCACCATCAACAGTTCTTACTTTAACAGCACCATATTGTGCAAGGTTCCTTCTAAATTCACCAAGGTTTGTTCCATCATAGTTTTTAATGACCAGAATTGTATTCCTTGCATCTTCCTGCATATTGTTCATAAAATCAGAAACAATGGTGTTAATACCATCCTGTAAGGTTTTTACCCTGTTGATAAGTGGGATTTCCTTATTGTTATATTTGAATGGTATCAGTGGAACCTTTGACCAATTCCAATGTGTTTCTTTTCCTTCTTCATCAATTACAACCATATAACTTGAAGATGGATTTTCAACATCAGGAATTAGAACACCATCCTTTAATTCATATCTATGAATACCATTGGTGTCATAAACTTCAACCTTTTCAATGATTACTTCCCTATCACCTTCATAACCTTCCACTTCATAAATCCTAACCGCCATATCCAAAATGGTATGTTCAGCATCTTTCCAAAATGGAAGTATTTCATAAGGTGCAAACTTCTTAAAACAGAATTCACCATGTTCATTATAATAGGGGTGTAACCAACCTATACCAGCATTTAATGTATCTTCCCCAAGGTTTTTCAATGTTCTGTGGAACCGCTTATTGAAGATTTTCTTTAATTCTTCTTCATACTTTTTATTATCAGTATCAAAAGTTAATGGCTGCCCAAGTAAATAATTAACCTTTTGGTCAACTAATTTTGCATACTGATTATCAATGATTTTATTATTGGGAAGATTATCAACTTCCTGAAGTTCACCATTTTCACCAATAACAGTTCTTTTCCGTTGTAAAATGTCATGTTCACCAAGATAGTATTTTTCCCCAGTAATCATTGCCATCCGTTTTGGTGAATTCTTAAACTTCTTAATTTCTTTTTCAAGGAACTGTGTATCAGTCATAATGGTTTTAGCACCTTCAGAAATTATATGGTTAATTTTCTTCATCACATTTCCAAGATTAAACACATTTTCACCCCTTTTCATGAACTAATAAAAATAAACCTTTGAAATAAATCAAAGGTTCTAATCAAAGCTAAATGTTTGACCTGCATTAATTTTTTCAGCAATTCCCGTTGTAGCATCAGGTGCATCATCATGAAGATTTTTACCTTCTTTTTGATACTTGGTCATTGCTTCATAGTATTCAGGAAATCTATCTTTCCAATTCACTGGAAAGTAAACATGGTTCATAACCCAAGTTGAATTTGAAAGTATTCTTGCTTTCTTATTCTTGGATTGATGGAACCAGTTAATCTGAACTCTATTAGTCCTATATTTTTCATGTAGTATTCTTTCAACCTGCCTTGCAAATCCTCTACCACCATTATTGGATTCAATATCTGCAATGTTTACTTTATCTTCATATAGCATCTTTGCAACTGCTGGTTCTGTAACTTCCATTGGTTGTTTTGTATATAACACATTAAGAACATAAGCTTCACCATTATAAACACCATAATTAATACTGCAAAGATAATCATTACCTTGGTCAGCAGTATCAGTGTAATTTCTAATTGATGTAAATAAAAGATTACCCTTATCATCCATAGGTAATTTGGTGTAAGTCTTAAAGTTGGTGTATAACCTACCCTTAATATCAATAGGTTCTTGTTGATAATTAGCTGAAGCAATTTCAATACCCATAGCTTTACACTTTGCTTCATAAGATTTTCTTGAAAGTATTTCAGGGCAAAGCATTGTTCCATCTTCTTGTAAAGCTTTCATGCTTATATGCCTTACTTTTGCACCTTGTTCCTTATAATGTTCTAAAGCCCTTCCAGCCAAATCACCAGTTGCCCACCTGGTCATAATGATGATGATTTTACCGCCTTCTTCAAGCCTGGAAAGCATTGTATTAGTAAACCAATCCCAATGTTTTTGAAGCACTTCTTCATTATAAGCTTCCTGGGCATTTTTAATAAGGTCATCAATAATCATAAGAGTGCAGCCAAAACCTGTTGCAGTTCCAGTTGGTGAAGTTGCAAGATAGTTATTATAGGAACCTTCCAAACTCCAAAGGTTCATTGCACCATCACCATACTTAATTTTGATACCTGGAAATATATCAGAATAAACAATCTTGTCTTTATCAACTTTGACTTCTTGAATTGTATTTCTCACATTCTTTGAAAACATAGTTGAAAGGGTTTCATTGTATGAACCAGTCATGATTTTTTCATGTTTGTTATTACCAAGAACCCATTCAACAAAATTACCCGCTGTTCTTGACTTCCCATGTCTTGGGGGCAAGTTGACGATTAAAACTTCATCATCACTTTCATAAAATTCTTGAAGTTCATTACATAATCTGACCAGATATTGACGGTCTGGTTTATAAAAATCAGGGGCTTTCAAATTACAATAATCAAAGAAGCTTTTTCTTGCCAATGCTTTTTTAATTTCAACTAAATTAAGCTTAACCATCTTCTTCACATTTCCTTGCTAAAGCCCTTAATTCTTCAACCGTCAATTCATCATAAGGTGATTTTTGATTTAGTTCACCACTTAATTCAAAATCACGCTTATCCCGCCACACATCAGGTTTACGATTTTTCAACCAAAATATTTGTGCAGTAACATCAGGTTGAACTTCTTTGACTACTTCTTTTGTAACTACCAACTTTGATTCAGGCTCACCAGTGTGTGGGTTAAGTTCAGTAACTCTTTCTTTAGTTACTTCAACATATTTATAACCCAAGGCTCTTTTAAGCAAGGCATTTTCAACTTCAATATCAACAACTTCCTTACCCTTTTTTAGGGTGTCCGATAAGTCCGAATATTTCTTTTTCCATTCAGCTAATGTTGACCTTGAAATTCCTATATTTTTAGCAATTTGTTCATCCGTCAATCCATCCCTTGCCCATGCTTCCAGCTTCAGTAAACCTTCACTGGTAAGCCAATCATGATATTTCCCTCTTGCCATGAAGGTTCACCTTCCTTTCTCAAATTAAAAAGAAGAATGTCCAGGCAGGAGGTAAACTCGAACATTCTTCTTTTTCAGGGATTGGGAAATTTTACTATTATTCGATACTAATATTTTAACATCTATATATAATGCACTACAAGTGCGCTAATGTGACATATAATGTGACATTTATTTTATGAGAATTCCCGTTTCTTCAAATATGGCTTTCTTTATATCCTCAATAGTCACATAATCCTTATCAATACAATCAAAGGTTTCATTCACCTGGTCAAGTAACCTTTTTAATCTTACTTTACCCCAGCCCCATTTATCATGAAGGCATATAGCAAAGGATGCTATCATTGCATTAGTTGCATAATTTATTGCATCCTTGGCTGAAGCTTCTTCAATCATTTTCAGGTCTTTTGCTGTAATACCCTTCTTTTGAAGCCTTCTTCTTTCAGCCCTGTTCATGACTTCACCCCTTTATCTGAAAATTTCACATATAACTTCATCTGAAAACAAGTGAATTTTCAATATGTTAATCAAACGATTTTTATTTCTACTAACAGTTGCAACATCAACATTAAAATATTCTGCAATTTCTTCCCTGGTCTTACCTTCAAAATACCTTAATCTGATTAGGTCATAATAATTATCATCTTCAAGCTTTGACAGTGCAGCATCTATTATTTCTATGTATCGTTTGGTTATCATAATTGAATTTTCAAGTGCTTCAATTTGTTCTTCAGCTTTTTCAAAGTCATTTCTGGTATCAAGCTGATAATTTCCTGTGAAATTTACAATACTTTTACTTCTTTTCTGAATACCTTCTTGTTTTATTTGTTCAATTGCCTTTTGTTTATCAGCTATAACCTGCTTGAAGTTCATATAATTATAAAGCAACTGTTCTGTTTTCTGAAAAGCAGTCTGCTTATTATGCTTTGTAAAACCTTTCTTTTTCAACTCAATTAATAGTTCCTGAACAACATCTATTAAATTTTGAATATCAACTTTCAAATCTTCTTTCATAAAATCACCCTTTCTTATCCTGGTTCAACATGGTTCAAGATTGGTTCAAGATGATTTTTACATCTTGAACCCCTTCAAAGTCAGCTTTATCAATGCTTTCAACTTCATAGGTTCAAGATGTTCAAGATATTTCTCCTATATACTTTTATTATTTAGATATATATTTATTTGTTTTAAGTATTTAATTAAAAAATGTAATATATAAAGAACTTTCATTTTATCTTGAACATCTTGAACCGATACCCCTCAACCGCTTGTTGTCAACGTATTCTTTATCATCACTAACTCTTATATGACTGATTAGCAAATATTCATTTCTTGTCTTTGGAAATCTATTATTAAGTATATTATCTTTTATAGTTCTAGCAATTTTCTTAGATTTTATATGTGTATGTGCTTTATCAAACCCATACTTTTCAACCTTATCAAGATTAACCACTATAAA